TAGGTGACGTTGACGCCAACACTCCGGGGGCGCGTGCAGGTGGTCTATTCGGTGGTTTCCCCCGGGGGTAGTTCCGGGCGTCCTGGTTCCCCAACGCCGAGGTTCACCGGCACGATCAGGTCGTCGGTGCCTTCGATGTAGGGCAGGTTCATGCGGGCCCTGGCCTCGGCTCGGGTCATGACGGGACCGCCGACCATCTTCGCGTACACCTGGGCTTGTTCGAGTGTGGAACCGGCCATACCGGCCTCACGGTTGAACTCCACATACAGCCCAGCCGTGTCGTCGAGGCCGGGTACGAGCTGCTGGTTCACGGCTTGCTCGAACATGGTCAGCATCGGTCCCAGGATCGGGCCGTAGAGCATGGTCCGGAACGCTTGGACGTTGGAGAACGTGCCGGGGCGGACCCCCATCAGTTCGGGGGGTACGTGGTAGGCGGTGGCGACTTCTTCGGCACCGAGGCGGCGCCCGTCAAGGATTTGAGCGTCCACAGGGGAGAGCTGCTGGGTGAGCGGCTGATATTCCATGCCCTGTTCGAGCACGGGAGTGGAACCATCCACAGCACCAGCCTTGAAACGATCCCAGGCCTTCAAGAACCGCTCCCGGTTCTCATCCGACCACCTGGGAGCCTCGGCGGGGCGGGTGAGCATGCCAGCGATCTTCGGGCGGTCAGCCCACTGCCGACGCTGCCAATCCACGGCCTCAGACTGTTCACCGATCAACGCGGCCAACGTCTTCAACGGGGACACGCCGCCGGCCTCGCTCATGCCCCACCCGGTCACGATGAACCCTGGCACGTCTGTGACGTCCAACCGGTCGGCCCCGTTGACGATCTCGACGCGGTTCACGCGGCCCATCTTGTCCGAAGCCAACTCCACCATGTTCGGTGGGACCCGGACCAGTTCATCACCTGCCACGACAGCGCAGGCCGCGTCGGTGAGGAGGAAATCCACGGTGATGCCATGCCAGAAATGCGCGGGCGTGACCAGTTTGGAAGGCCTACCCAACACCCGCGTCACGGGTGAGTCAGTGACCCGGTGACGCTCGGTGTCATCGACTCGTGCAAATACGTGCAAGGGCAGGGTGGCGACCTGGCGGGCCATGAAGTCGATGGTCTGGCGGATCGCTGGCTGCGATTCCCACACGCGCATCGGGTCCACCCCCGCAACCCCACCAAACGGGAGGCCAGAGCGGGAGGGTAGGGGATCGTTGACGGCATCAACCCACGCATCCAATAGACGCGGGGTCAGCCGCCCGGCCCGGACCGCCGCACGGGCGGCCCGGGCTGTCTTACGCGCCTGGCGACGCTTGGACTCGGGCATGATGGGTCACTCCCCGGCCACGAGCCCGACACGACGCCAGGTCTTGGTGCTGGTGACTTCCAACCCGACCCGGACCTCGTCACGGAACTGGACCTGGTTGGTGGCGTAGAGGTCCACTTCCTTAGGGGCTTCCACGGTGCCCACGTTGGCGTAGCTGTCACGCCAGGAGAGCCGGTGAGTGCCGTTGTTCAGCACGCTCACCGTGGAGAGATCACCGACAATCGCGGTCCCGGCTGGCATCTGCGCCGGAGTGATCACCGGGATCCCCCAGAGTTTCTGGTTCAGTCGGTCCACCGGCGTGTCACTGTAGAGGGGCTTACCGTTGGCGTCGCGGGCAACCTCGATGGTCTCCCAGTCAGCAGCCGACATGATGATGTGTCCCGGGTCGGTTCCCTGATTCTCCAGCAGCGTGATCGCACGGCGGATGGAGTCCTCCGGGCGTTCCAGAGCGGCCACGGTCTCGACACCTGCGACGTTGAGCAGGCCTTTGTTCACCTCCCCGTCCTCAGTGGTGCCACCGTTGAGGATGAAGTCGTTCACGGCTGCGTCTACCGCGTACGCCAGCTCCGAGGTGAGGACACCCTGCAACCCGGTGTAGTCCTCCAACCACTGCTCCGGGATCGGCTCAGACAGGGTAGCGACCGTGGCCAGACGCCAGTCAGCTTCCACGAACTCATACCGGCTGGTGGGCTTGAAACCACCCCGGGCCACCGTGGCGGCGTTGTTCTCCCGCAAGCTCTGCTGCAAGTAGGAACCCGACCCGGAGGTGACCGAACGAGTAGGTAGGGCAGCAGCCACGCTGAAACGCTGCTTCGGGTCCGTGAGGATCCGACCATCCCAGGCCGGTTTCACCTCACCGGCACTGAGCAAGCCCTTGGACACCCGCGCCTGCGCATCAGCCTTGAAGGCGGCCATGATCGGGGCAGTGAACGCCGCCGTGCGCGCTACCGTCCCCGTACTCTCACGGGCAGAGTCCGGGGCAACGAACTGCATGAACTTCGTGACCTTCTCCGCATTCGCCTCAGCCTTGGCGACTTCCTCGGACAGTGCCCAATGCTCATCAGCAAGTGCCTCCGCCCGCTGAGCGTCGGCGTCGCTGAGTTCGAAGCCATCAGCCCCACCCGTGGAACGGGCCTTCCTCGTCAGCTCCCGAGCCTCCTCAGAGAGCTCTTTCAAGCGTGTCTTCTTCTCATCCAATGTCGTCATGATCTAATCCCCTTCTTGGGTTGTTGAAAGTGGGCCGCT